TTTCCTTAATTAATTAACATACGAACAAGACCAACACTATCAATAGTCACTAACAACATATAATTGGCAATCATACCAAACGACTTGCGAGTATAACTAGCCCAAGCATACATAGCGCAACCACTGATCCATATAGGATAAAGAATGAGAAGGGGTGGCTGTGGTACCGTGAGCGCCATTGTGACCGAACACCCGACACTAATAATCCAAGCCGTAACTTCAACGACAAAACGAAAAGGGTTTGTTGAATAGTCATCTTTGATGTAATTGTAAATGTTAAGAAAAATTACATTCATTAAGCATCGACCTGCAATGTATTTTCAGGATAGATGACTTGTAGCAATAGTTCTTCAACCATTTGATTCAATGTGATATCCCGCTTGTGTGCTTCCATTGCTAATTTTAGCATAGTATCATTATCTAAATCAAGTGGCACTTGAATGCGAGTATCAAACTTTTCACCCTTAAACATAGCCGTTGCCTTTTCAATGAAATCTTCTTCTGTTTCCAAATCAACCCACTTTACATCATCCCATGCTTGATTAGGATCAATACCACGATTGGTTGCTTCTTGTTTATATGCTTCCTGATGTTCAGGATTAATGTAACGATAGGGCTTTGGTTCAACATCCCAAGACCCGGCTACTGGGCTAACACTCACTTCATACACTGTTTGAGTGTCAGTATCAAATACTACATATCCACATGCGTATGTGCTAGTGTAGTCAATACTACGAACATTGTCTCCATAGCAATGCCAAAGATATTCACTGCCGTCGGTGATTCTATGTTGAAAGAGATTGTTTACTTGTTCAAGATTCATGTTATAGCTCCAGTTAAGATATGTTATTGTACACTAAGTTTGATGTATAGTCAATTGATTTGGTTATCTTGACACACTCAATTCCGCATCTGGGTTATCCCAACATGCGTTTCTATACTCGTAAACAAAGTTACACAAGCTATCATAACTTCCCCAGCCGTTCTCTGGGCTAAACTTCTTAAAATGGTCAGGGTCTGATAACAGAATATTCCAGCCTTCATCTAATAATTCTGAAATATCTTTAGCAAACTTCAACCCTTCTTGTTCATCGGGTCTCCACAATACTTGATACAATGTCATACCATTTGACAATTTTACTTCCGTTGCCATCTTGGCGAGGTTGTGTGTGATATTAGCATCATAAACCTCTACCGGTTTAGTAACCATTAAATATACATCTAAACTCATTACTCAACTCCATATTCTGTTTTAAGTTCGTCTAATGCTTTGCGAACTTTTTCTGCCACAGGGCGATACTTAAGGGGATGAATAGGATGATAGGTATATTCAAACCCTGCCCAAGTTTTATCACCATTCAATAGTTTATCAACCTCAGCTAGGATTTGAAAGCGAGGGTCAGTCCACAATTTGATTTGATTATCGGGTACGACAGGCATGTTCATTCTTCAACTCCGAAATGTTTTTTAATCAAATCACTGGCTTTGTATGGTTCTGCCTTGTCAGCAATTTCAGCACATTCTCTAACAATCAACAGGGCGAACTTTTCGTATAGTTTACTCTCAAAGTTCTTATACTCCATAATCATAAGTAGTTGCGTGTCTTCCACAGCCTGTTCGGCAAGTTCTTTAATTCGTTCGTTCATCTTTTGTTTTCTTAATGAATAGTTGCGTACCAGCAGGAAGATTCTTAAACATCATAGGCACAGTTCGTTCGTCAGATTGATCGGTATGGACTATATGCCCGTCCCATAATTGTCTAACTTGGGGAAACTTTTCTGTTCCTATCACTCCTGCTATTTCAAATTCTTCGTTCATTCTTCAACTCCGAAATGTTCTTTTACCGGTATATTTTCTGTGTCGCCATATTGTGCAAAGACAAAACCCAAACCTAACAATGTTTCCATTTCAAATTGTGTGCAGTTACCGCGGAAGATAAAAATTCTACGGGTTAGATTGTCTTTAGAATAATAGATTCTATAACTTACCCGAGGAACATCAAATTTTTCAGCAAGCATTGTCGCAGTAACCTCATCACCCCAATCTTCGGTGATAGATTCACGGTGTTGCTCATAGTAAAAATCTTTCATCATTCTTCAACTCCGAAATGGTGTTTAATCTGAGCCAATATACCACGTTCGGTATCATTCATATCTGGTCCAGGCTCTGACACCAAAGACATACATTCTTTGACAATCAACTCGGCGAACTTTTCAGCATTGAGCAATCTAATCTTGGTGTCTGGGTCTATCCGATTGGGCACCCATTCCATAGCCTGTTCTTTAAGTTCTTTAATTCGTTCGTTCATTTTTTTCTTCCTTCTTGGGCGCGGGCTGTGCCTTCTTACGCTCACGCTTTAATTCTTTTGCTAACCTGTTAAAGGCACGTTTTTCTGATAAGGGCTTCCATGCTTTAGTCATTACTTAACTCCGAAAGTGTTCAATGCAGGACGCAATGTGTTAATCAATTCTGTTTCACGGGCATGAGCAGGACGCTTGCCACGAACAACTTCAATAACACCGAATATAAAACGCTCGGCACCGCGTTCACGCAATGCACAACTCAAACCCCAATTCTTACGCTCAGTCAAGGCCCGTTGCATATGCTTTTGCATACGACGGGTCAATGTCTTACGCACATTACCTGCGAAACATACAGCAGTCAACCCAATATAGTATTCAAATGTTACAGTATCTTGGATAAAGTATAGCACTTGATTACGATCAGTTCTACGCTTACGGGAGATTTTCGAGTTCATAAGTGTATTATATACCCGAATCCATTTAATGTCAACCTTTTTTAGCTGACTTCTGTGCGTCCATCGCCGAGGTCCTTAGCACGGACCACTCTCATATCAGAGGCCATTGCTCGGTTCTCTGGATCCGCTTGTTGCTGCTCATAGAGTTCCAATGCCACATTGCGACATACAGTTTGGAACCAGCGATCCACGATGATAGTATCAGTGTCATCATCACGTATCTTATAACCAGCACGAATCAAATTCAATACAAACTTGTCATTGAAATCAAGTTCAAATGCACCACTGTTAATATCATATGGATCAATTTCCATCTTTAATATATTAACATAGGGCAAACCCAATTCTTCTGCCTTTTGCTTGTCAGATACTGTAGTCGGTTCCTTCTTTACCTTAGGTTTGCGAGGTTTCTTTTCCTTAGTAGGCTTAGGTGCCTCTACAACTGGTTCTGATTTTTTCCCAAATAGTTTATCAAATATTCCCATTTTTATATCTCTCAAGTAATTTAAAGCTGGCAAGATTCTTTGCCTTTGACTCACACATTATATCAAAGTTATCAACAAATGTCAATGCCCAGTCATTCACCGCATCGTTCCAATAGTAGTCACTGTGTGCCCGAAGTTTTTGCTTACTATGTCCATTAGCAATTAGCGCACCATGATCGGGTAATTCGGTAGAGGAATGACCTGTGAGTACATCCTCGCGGCTAACACTGTAATGCATAGTAGGGCGCACGCCACGCCAACTATCAATAACACGTTGTACGTTTTCATCATTAGGTTGAATGTATTGTCCTTCACGTATCCAATTATGGTGAATGTCCATGACCGTAGGTACGAGGTCAGATAATGATAAGCAGTCAAGTAGTCCATGTGTGTATTCCTCATTCTCTAGTGTAAGTGTGTTACGGGCTTCTGTTGACAAACGATTGTAAACATCACGAATGCCCTGTGGACCTTTACGTCCACTGATGTGTACATTAATTTTCATATCCTGAAACTTCTGACCATAGCCCATCATGCGGGCCATGTCAACATGATATTCAAATTCTTCTATACTCTTATTTACTACTTCTTCACGGTCGCTTGCTAAAACCACAAATTGGTCAGGGTGAAAACTAAGACGAACATCATTAGCCCGTGCTGTTTCACCAATGGGGGCAAACCAATGTGCTAATTTGTTTTGAACGTCACTATCACGCCAGAAATCTTTCCAGTCATCATGGGTATAAAATGAAAGCATATCGCTGGTAAGACGAACCATACGTAGTTCGGGCTGTAGTGTTGCTACTTTTTTAACCAAATTGTGAGTATGTAAAATATTGCGTTTTGCAACCTCAATTATCTTTTCCTCTGCTACTGCCCGACTTTGACGATTAGCCCAAGCCATAGTAGTACCACCTGTGTTCAAACCCTCAACACTAGCGATCTCACCCTTTTTGTTAATCTCTGCCCATTTGCAAGCAAAGCCGATACGTTTGATAGATTGATTTGTCAAGATAAAAGCCCAAAGTGATAAATAAGATATGTAGTGTAACATATTTACGCAATAAAGTCAACTATTTACGGATACCATTATGAGAATAACAGAAATATTAACAGAAGATGCAAATCTAAAGAGACAGGCCGCTATTGCCATTGCTATGAAAAAAGCTGGTAAGAAGCCAAAAAATATGCATGAAGAAGATGAGGGTATGTTTGGTAGATCCAAAAACGATAAACGTTATTTAGATAAATTTGATCCAACTGAAGTTATGAATATCAGTGATGATCCTAGTAAGGCACATAAAACAACGGGCAAGGGTTCATTAAGAACATCTAAGGAAGATTTAGAATTTGCATTTGGACCACCCGGAGAAGATGATACATGGGTTTTAGAATTT